ACAAGGATGATCTCATCAGCCACGTAGTCAAGCCCGAGGTACTGGGTGCCACCTACGTGAACATCCCCGCTCAAGCCGTCCATGGTCCGACACCCGATGAAGAGGGCAATGTCGACATCCTGGGCCGTCATGTCGGGGAATGGCTGCCCTCGGTGCAGAACCGCAGTGAGAAGTCCTGGACCCTCATCAAGAGGGCCGTCGGGACTTACGTGTGGCAGGCACTCTATCAAGGTGATCCCCAAGTCACCGGGGGCAGCTACATCAACGTTGACAAGATCGACGTGGTGCCATGGGAGGCCGTGGTGTTCATGGACGAGCGCACGGGCAGCATGCAGACGCTCGACCGGTGCCTCATCATCCAGAGCTGGGACCTCACCTTCGGCAACATCCAGAACGGTGTCAAGAAGAAGGCAAGTGGCAACGACTTCGTAGCTGGGCACGTGTGGGCAGTCCTGGGCGGCACCAAGTGGATCCTCGTGGACCGCGTCCATGGCCGGTACACCTTCACCGAGACGGTGTCACAGGTCCAGCGCATGGCTGCCCGGTGGCCCCAGACCAGCCGCATCTACGTGGAGAAGGCAGCCAATGGGGCAGCCCTGCTCAACACGCTGCGCAAGCGTGCGGCCCTCATCAAGCCCGTCACCCCGGCAGGCTCCAAGGAGGTCCGTGCGCTGGCCATCCAGCCCATCATCGATGAGGGCAACGTGGCCATCCTGGACAGCGTGCTCGAGGCCCTCGATGCTGAGCACAAGAGCGGGCAGCTCATGCTCCAGGAGTTCCGCGACTTCCCGTTCGGTAAGCATGACGACGACGTGGACGCCATGACGCAGGCCATCGGGCAGGGCAAGGCCGACTACTTCAAGATGGGATCATAGCACATGGTTGACATGACTGCAATCGAGACGCACCTGCTGAACCGGGCCACCCCGACGTTCGGCAACTACTACAACGGGAAGATGAGCTATGCCCTGCGGGGCAAGGCGTGGGACGAGTACGTCGCAGAGAACTTCCCCGACCTGAAGAACATGGACACCAGCGAGAACGTGTACAAGGCGGTCATCGACCTGTACGCCGAGAACCTCGTGCCGGTGCCCGATGAGCTGAGGGGCTTCAGCAATGTGCTGGTTCCCCTCCTGTCGCGTGGGGAGTGTGTGGTGGTGGTGGACTCCGCTCACACTCCCCACTTCCCCGAGCACTTCGAGGTCATGTCCGACGGCAAGTTCACGGTCGCGGCCATCTGGACCCGCAGCCTGGAGAAGATGCAGGACTTCGTGACCTTCGTCTACAGCGATGGCCGTACCCGGCTGTTCGCCAAGGACGTCCCCAAGGACTTCAGCGCGGCCACACCCGAGGGCTACCAGCACGTGGAGGATGGCACCGGTAGCGAGCTGTTCCGCTTCGCCCTGGACGACAAGGGCTTCGGCTCGGTGATGGCAGCCATCCAGGACCGGGTGAACCACAGCATCCTCGACCAGACGGTCATCGCCGAGATGTACGCACGGCCCTTCTGGTACCTCCTCAACTTCGAGCAGCCCCCGGTCAACCCGTACCTGCGCACCAGTGCCCCCGACCAGGAGGCGCTCCACGAACAGAAGGGCGACGGCACCAGCGGGCGCATCTTCACCACCAGCAGCGAGGGTCCCTTCGGCCAGCTTGTGCCGCCCACCATCCAGGACATGATCGCGTACCACGACAGCATCACCGACAAGGTGTCCCAGTCGTCCGGCATCCCTCAGTACTACTTCAAGCCCGGTACCGGCACGCCTCCTACTGGTGTGGCCCTGAAGGTGCTCAGCAAGCGCTTCAATAACAAGATCGCCCGCATGCGTGAGGACCTCACCCCTGAGATGGAGCGGCTGGCCGCACTGCTGGGCGTCGAGAAGACCAAGGAGGTCAAGCCCGACGTGAAGACGGACGAGGAGGGCAACCCCGAGGCCGGTGCTGAGGAGCAGGAGTCCACGTTCGAGTATGAGCTGTGGAACACCAGCGATGACCTCCTGCAGGAGAGCCTCGACGCACATGGCATCAGCCTTTCGCAGATGGGCTACCCGCTGGAGTACATCGCCGAAGTGGTCACCCCGGGTGTCGACCTCGATGACTACATGGACGACGCAGAGGCCGAGGGCGCAAGCCCCATCCCCGGCCAGCCCACGGACATGACAGCCGCAGGGCAGACGGGCCTCCCGGCCACACCCGGGCAGGTCGCCAGCTACGCGCAGAACCCCGGCCAGCGACAGAAGGTGAAGAGCTGATGTGTGACTGTGAGCAGTGCGACCGCGACTGCCCGACCCTGATCAACCACAACGAGGACTGAGCCATGACCATGTGGAGAGTACGACTTCTCGATGCCAACGACGAGCCCCAGCAGTGGGTCGGCGAGGCGACTGACGGCCTGGACGCAGAGATGAAGGCCCAGGACGCCTTCCCCGGCGCGACCATCAAGAGCGGGACTGAGGTCTAGCCATGGCAACCGTGCCGACGAGCCGCATGGAGCGCGAGCTGCGCAAGCTCTACCTCCAGTGGCTCGCTGGCCTGCCCTACCACCAGGACATCCAGACGTACCTGGAGGAGTTCGAGCTGAAGAGCCGCAAGCTCATCGCACGGCTGGGAGGGCAGGTCGCGAGCCTTGGTGCACTGGCCGACTTCCCCGTGCCCAAGACGCTGGAGCTCAGCCCGGTGGCGAACGTGGTCTACAACGAGATGAAGCAGGCCGCGATCAGTGCCAGCATCACGGCCGGACTGAACGCAAGGGACGCAGCCCGGGCCATGCTCAACGCCGGACTCGACAAGGGCTACCGTCGTCTTGAGAGGCTCGCCCGGACCGAGGTCGTAAGTGCCTACTGGAAGAACCAGTGGGACAGCACAGCGGACCTCCCAGCCATTGTCATGGTGTGGGGCGCAGAGAACTCCAAGAAGACCTGCGACTACTGCCAGTCCCGCGACGGTCTGGTAGTCGAGGACCCGAACATCCGTGACCACCCGAACGGGCGCTGCACCCTGATCCCCACGGTGCGCTCACGTGTGGCCTACCGGGGAACGCTTCAACCGGACGGCTCGGTCTACTTCGACCCGAACTGGGGCAAGCCCGATGGCAGGCCCAAGCCACTCCCACCCGGCAAGACGCCAGTCGCCGTCACTTCGGGGGGCATATAGACTTCCAAGGAGGAAGATCCTCGGTAACACGAGCAACACGCCGAGGTAAGGCCGGGACTTGCACACGCAGCCCGGGTCAGCTACAGTAGAGAGAAAGGGAAGCCAATGGCTACCGAACAGCAGGCCGGAGAGGCCAGCGCGAACAATGCCCAGACCGGTGGAGAGCCGGGCGAGGGCCAGCAGGGCAACGAAGGACAGCAGCAGGCTCGCACACCCGGAGAGGGTGGCAACGCAGAGCAGCAGCAGGCCACGGAGCCCGTGATCACGCCGGAGACGAAGATCCCCGACAACCACCCGCTCGTCAAGGCGCTTGCCAAGGCGAACGAGAAGGTAGCGGGGCTCGCAGAGGCTCAGGCGCAGGCTGCCAAGGCCACCAAGCTGGAGGAAGAGCTCGCCGCTCGCCCCAGCCAGGAGGCCCTCGACACCCTCCAGACGCGATTCGATCGGCTCGAGGCTTTCCTCCAGTCGGCCGGTGGCACGCTGGGCAAGGCGCTCGACAGCCGCACCTTCACGCGTGATCTGTTCGAGACCGACAAGGACATCGCCACCATCGTCAAGGAGTGGAACCGGGCCAACCCCTCGGCCACATCCACGGCCCTCGGCGCATCGGCAGCAGCACCGGCCAGCACCAAGCCCGACCCGAACGCACTCATCCGGGCAGCGGCAGGCCGCTAGTACCACCCACCAGACGGCCTGAGGGCCAGAAAGGAGTCAGTCCAGATGGCTGACATCACACGGGCCGATGCACTGGCCCTCCTGGCAACCCAGGAGATCAACGAGATCATCAAGCCGGAGGTCGCCTCCTCGGCAGCCCTCGCGGCCTTCCGCACGGTGCGGATGTCGAAGGGCACGAGCCGCATGCCGGTCCTCGCGGCCCTCCCGACCGCAGGCTGGGTCAGCGACTCGAACGCCACCGACGCCGATGGGGTCAAGCCGACCTCGAAGGTGACGTGGGCGAACAAGGAGCTCATCGCCGAAGAGATGGCGGTCATCGTGCCGGTGCACGAGAACACCATCGCCGACACCG